AGTAGGTGTATTTGTCCTCCTTGACTTTTTCCTGGGTCTTGGAACTTGAAGGTTCGTCAAATCCAAAGACCTCATTGAATTCATTTCGAATGGTGTTGAAGGTGGGGCCACCTTTATTTACCATAGATTCATAGAGCCTGTCAAGGTGTGGCATGTACTTTTTCCTCTGATGGTATGTTGTGTTTTTAACCTTGTTGAAGAGTGCTCTAGCATACACTCTATATCCAACAAAGTTCTTTGGATCCGTTCTCTTTGCCAATTCGAGTAATTCATACGCATAATCACGAGTTTGTGCCCTTTTTGCCTCAGCAGCCTTTTGGATATAGCTTAAAGTTTCTTCACTGAAGGCTTTCTTCAAAACAGCGCCCTGTTCATTTTCATCTATGCTCAGGGGCTCAAGAACTTTAAGCTCATCTTCATCGGTAGAAGATGTAGCATAGGCTTGCCTTGCAGTCCTGTCCATTGCAACTTTATTTGCTTTGGCCTGGGCTTCTAAGGAACTGACTCTCAAATGTGCAGCCTGCCTTTCACTATTGAGCTTTTTAATCTGTAGATTTCTTTCCTGCAATTCAGATTGCAGCTCAGTAAGTTTCTTTGCAGTCTCCTTATGTAGGTCAGGATCTGGCTGAGATTGAATGGCAGCTTTATGTTGCTTTTCAAGGTCACGTAATTCTTTGGTCAAAGCTGTCTTTTCTGAGTAGAGTTTATCTTTCTCAGAATGATGAGTGGTTTGCAAATGCTTAACGTAATTTCTGGCATCTTCCAATGAAGAATTCAAATCTTGCCTCTCAAGCTTGAGAGTATCAAGATTGGCTTCAGCATTGATTGCTCTTTTTTCCATTTTGTTAAGCAAGTCCTGCATTTCCATGAGAGTCGAAGGAGACACTGATGTCTCCCCAGAACTCATTAGATTATGCAAACGAAGTTCCAAACGGTCAAAACGACTTTTTGTGATAAAATATCCTTGTTCACCTTTCATATTAACTGAAAGGGCATTCAAACGCTCAATTTCTTTGGTCAAAAGACCGCCATCAGTTTGGTTTGATTTCTGTGAGACCGACATTGTGGCCGACCCCAAAATGGGGTTTCGTGAAAAGACTCGTCAGGGCCTAGGGTAGATTAGACTTTAATATACCAAGTTGACTTAACATGAAGTCAAATTTAGTTTGTCTTTCAC